GCGTCGCTGCACTGATTTAGCGCATGATTCCGGGGAGTTGAAGGCCAAACGAAACTATCCGGCGGATATTTTCAGGCGCAAAAGTTGTACGGCGATCGTACGTGCAAAAGGGGGATGGGTACTTGTGGTCTACTTGTGGCCCAATGGAATTAGGCCCAGCATTTTTTATCGTACCATGTAATTACGCCGCGTCGCCCGCGCGCCGGGGGCCAAAAAGGGGGGGATGGGGGTCGCGCGGTGCGCGCGTCGCGGGCCTTGGTCGGCAGGAGTAACCCCGGCGCGGCGTGGTGCGCGGGCCTTGGACCTCGGGCCGCGCTCGAAAGATAGCGTTTATTGTCGTCGGGTTGTGGTGCGCTTGTGCATTGCGTGTTGACACGGCGGCGCCCCTCATGTAATGAGGGAACACGGGCTGCGATGGTCGCGGCCCGGTCAACAAGGAAAGAACCAATGGCAACCTATGACGACATAAACGACACAGTGAGCGCGCGCAGCTACCTGAGCTTCGAGCTCAATTTTCTGGCGCATGCGGTCAACGCTGAGCGCGAGGATGACGTGCAGGCCGCGATACGCAGGCTGGCCGCCGCGATCGAGCAATTGCCCCAAGACTTCCATATCGACGTGACCGAGGAAATGCTTGAGGGTCACTGACAACCCCGGCCCGGGGCACAACGTCCCGGGCCTTCAACATCGAAAGGAAAGAACCAATGGCAACCGCAACACAGACTATCCAAATGTTCGTGGCTTATGAAACGGCGCACGCCCACGCCCACGGCGACGCGTATGACATCGCCAAGGCCGAAATCGCGGCGCTTCAGGAGCTGCTCAAAAACACCAAGGCCGAGCTCGAGCTGTGCAAGGAGCTGGCCGTCGATCAAGGCCATGCCTTCATGCGCGAGCAACAGACGCCCGAGCATATCGTGAAGGCCCACACCAAGCACTACTTCACTTGGTATAAGCGCTAAGCACTTGTGGGGCGGTTGTCGATCTGGTACAATCGCCCCACGTCAACAGATGACGTCTTAACAAAAGGAAAAGAGACAATGGCAAATCCCTTCGCAAAATCCCGTCCCGCCGACAAGCCCTATGCGATCTATCGCGCGGGCGACATGACATGGCATGTCTGCAAGACATACAAGCTGGTGCAGAATGAAGACACCTATGCGCGCTGGTTTGTATGGGCCAAGTCGCCTATGACCTACGGCGACTTTGAAGGCGGCGATACCTACGCGCTCGAGATCAAACGCTACGGCCAGCTGGTGGCGGCCGAACCCGAGTGGCTGGACGCGTATGACATCCGGCGCGGCGTTCCGACGCCCGAAGAATATCTCTGGCAGGTTGCCGACGCGTAACTTGAACCACGGCCCCCGGCGCTGCGATAGATACAGTCTACGCGCCGGGGGCCTTATTGCGTCGACCCAAGGGCGGCGCAGAAAAGAGAAAGGGCGCGGCGCGCAGGGCAGGGCGGCGCGCAGGACAAAAGAGAAAGCGCGCAGGGCGCAGGGCGCAGGGCAAAAAGGCCTTGCGCCCTAGTTGTTTGCGGCATACAATCAACACTAGGGCAATCCCGCTCTTTTAACATCGGAGAAAGATCCAATGAAAAGTGGCGTCATTTACCGCGGCCCAAGCCGCATTGACGGAAAGCCGATCATCGTGGTCGCGACCTACTCAGATCGCAACAGCAAAACGGGGCGCGTCGTGCAGACGTATATCGAACGCGAAGACACTAACCCGCTCGAAGCGTCGAAGACGGGTGAAGATGTGTCTATCTGTGGCACATGCCCGTTGCGCGGCACGCCAACAGACGATCCCGAGCGCAAGATCGCGCAGGGCCGCCGCTGTTACGTGAACCTCGGGCAGGGCGTTCTAATCGTTTGGCGCTCATATCATCGCGGCGTTTACCCTGACGCGCAGGATCCGGCATCGCGCGCCGCCATCGGTCGCGGCCGCATGGTGCGCATCGGCACCTACGGGGATCCGGCCGCCGTGCCAGACGAGGTGTGGACCGATCTGCTATCCGAAGCGGATACATGGACCGCATACACACATCAAAAGCCGTGGCGCCCTGACATTGCAATGCAGTCCGCGGACTCGCATGACGAGGCGCGCATGCATTGGCAAGCTGGACGTCGGACGTTCCGCGTGATCACGGGGCTTGCGGATCTCGACACCGCGAACGAGGCGCTGTGTCCCGCATCAAAAGAGGCCGGACGCCGCGTCCAATGCGCCGCTTGCCGCCTCTGCAAAGGATCCGCGCGCGGCAAGTCCATCGCGATTGTAGAACATTGATTGCCAAGCCGCGCCCATCCGCCTTTGGGCGCGGCCACCTGCCCGAGGTCCACGGATCTCGGGCCTTTTTACACCAACGCGCAGGGCAGCGACGCGCAGGGCGCAGGACTCACCGCGCGCAGGACCAAGGTTCACGGCGCGCAGGACGCGATCCGCGCATAATGACCACGCACATCAGCGCGCAGGGCAGCCCACAAAGAGGGAAGATCCTCGAACCTTTGGCCTTGGACCTCGGTCCAAGGTTTTTGGGCCAGATCTATCGATACCGAACCCGGAAACAAGACAAAACAAGATGCAGAAGGGGCTTTTAGCAAGAAAAACGAGAGGCCGCCGCGCGCCCAATATGATGTGTGCCACGCGACTTGATGAGGCGAGACTGAAACGAAAGATTTTTTCTGCACCTTTAATTCCAACCAAAAAGGTAAGGAATCAAGCAGCCCGTGAACGTCAGGAACACCGCCGCCGTGGCGGTTTTCAATCCTCATCAACAATGTCTTGGGCGGGGCGCTCACCTTTAGTGAGTTCCAAAAGTTCGCTTCGGGTCCGTGGCTCATCGGGTGTGATGTCCTTCATTGGCGAGGCATCGATCTGAAAAGCCTGCGGATATTTCTGTTGCAACAGAGCCAGCCGCGCGGTGATCTCATCGCGGGAAAGCTGGTCCATCGTGTTGATGTTCTCGCGGCGGTCGATGGTCAGTCCGCCCAGCGCAGACCGAATCTTTTCGGCGTTGATCGCGGCGCTAAACTGACCCGCATCTTCGGCACCCTTCGACAGCTTCGCGAGCCGCTCAAGCTGGCCGATGGCGGTCACGCCATAGCGGCGCTGCCTTTCCTCGCGCAGTTCGATGATGCGCTCAACCACATGCGGGTAATCGTTCCCGTTCAAAAGCTTTACAGCGTATGCATGCGCGGTCTCAGTGGAGAACCCAGCGCGGCGGGCGCACTCGGTGTTCGAATAGATGCCCTCGGCTATCAGCTTACAGAAGGTCTCTTGCCTGTTGGTGATCTTACCCTTGCGGGGGTCAGGCCTTCCGTTCGCTCGCACATGTACCCCATCGGGGTATTCCTCGGTCCGAACAAACTCTCCGGGCGGGTACTGTCCGGGCTCGTACTGTTCCAGCGGTTGCTGGGGGCTTTTGCGCTTCGGCATCCTGTCCTCCAAGATGGTTGTGCGGAACATACAACAGGCAACGTCCCCTCTTCAACGAGTTTCCTTATAGGGGTTTTTCAAACGAGATTCGATTTTTCAAAACGGTTTTCGTTTGGTCTGATCTTATACTTGAACTCGTGACAGCCCGTGACACCCTCGTGACACCCCCGTGTCACGAATAACCACCAAAATAACCACCAGAATACAACCACTTGCACATCAAACCTAACCCTCGTGCCACTCGTGACACCAAAATAGAGATTCTAAAAATAAAAAACCAAACCCATCCAAACCCCGGCGCATGTCACAACTCTCTATATAGGGAACTCAAGCTCCAAGGTCCAAGAACCGAGCAAAAACAACCACTTACCAGCCCCCAACTCAACCCCTTCCGCTGTCACAGGCTCCGGCGCAAATCCCCGTAACCCCTTGATACAGAACCAACTTTTCCGCGCCACCCCTCTGGCACAAATCCCTGTATTCCGCGCCCCTTCTGGCACAAATCACTTGTTGACTGCTTGTTTGTTTTGCGCGTATCCTCCACCTACAGCAGCATCGATCTGCTATCAACAAGGAGAGCAACTGATGACAAGCCAGATCACCATTTCCGCAAGCTACACCTGCGTTGCCACGGGTTCCGTTGACCTGTCGCCCAAGACATGGGGCGATGTAAAAGATTGGTACATCAAGTGGGACACGCTGCATGTGCAGTTTGAGGGCGACGAAAGCTGGGTCGAGTTCGGTATCGAATCGGATTCGACCGATGGCGTGGATTGGAAACGGCCCGCCCATGTCGATATTTATGAAGGGGAGTTCGAGTTCGATGTCGAGCTTGCCAGCCATTAACAAGGAGAGCCTGTAATGAACATCAAAGTATGGCACTGTTACTGGTACAGCAAGTACGACACCATCATCATTCTGGCGGAGACAGAGGACGCGCTTCGGGCCAAGGTCCGAGGTGCGATAGCCGATGGCTGGTATCCCGACGACGATGGTCCGATGCCCGAGGATTGGGATGATTTGATGGAGAAGTACGAGGAGCTGCACGGCGGCGCCTGCTACTTCGGCGACTGGGGCTACACTGTGATCGACAGCACGTTGTGCAACCCGGTGGAGGACGAGGCATGAGCGCCCTCTACCGCACCTTCTGGGACGCCCGCCTCGATGCCCTGTGTGACGAGTACCGGGCGTGGTGCATTCACCAGCGCCTGCCGCATGTGGATGCGGAGGAGCAACTGTGCCGCCGGGTGTCGGCGGAGCAGAGACTATGGCTGCAAGACTTTTGCAAGAGATGGGAGGAGACGGATGACTGAAAGGAAACTTAAACTAGACGGGGGGACAATCAGCCGACTGGATCTGTTCGCGGCACACGCTTTGTCGGGCATGCTGGCCGACCCTAATTTGGACGGCACATCCGAAGAGTTCGCGGAAGATGCGTTCCGTTATGCGCAAGCGATGATGAGAGAGTCGAAACGAGTTATCGAAACCATAGAAAAGAGGATGAACAAATGACTGACCAACCTTCATGGGCCACAGCGCCCGCCGTGCATCTGCCTGAGTCAACCTCGGAGAGGTTTGTCTACCAGCCGCAGGGCGACGTTAATTCCATGTGGCTGACAGTGGCGGTGGAGTGCGAGGGCAATCCGCTGCGGCTGGAGTTCTTTACCCCTGAAGAC